ACCGCCTCTGGCTCGACCGCATGGCGGTTGAGGTCGAGCCAGAGGCGGTGACGCTGCGCGTGTCGCGCGGGTGACACTGCGCGCTTCCGTTGAGCACGATGACGTAGCCGGTCATCGGCGCGCGCGCTTGGCGAGAGTTTCACGTGAAGCATCAGCGGGCGCGGGGCGTGGGTCCACGCGCAGCGGGAGCGCGAGGTACCCGCGAATCAGGTCCGAGACGGTCAGCTGGCGCGCTTGCGCGATCGCTTGGATGACCCGTTTCTCGGCAGCGGTGACCTTGATGCGGACGTCGAGCGTGCGGGCTGCGTAAAAGTCGGTCATGGTCGTGTTCTCCGTGTAGTGTAAGTGCCGCTCACGTTGTGTGAGCGGCGGTGTGTGTGGGTCAGGGATCAGCGAGCGTCGAAGCGCGAAGTGGGTTCGTACGCGCAAAGGTCTTTCTGTTCACGAATCACGCGACGGATCGCCGCGGTCGGTGAGTGCGCCGACACGATGCTGAGAACCTGCATGCCGTTCTGCATCGTCTCCCACACGCGGTAAGTGGTGAGGGTGTGCATCGCAAAGGCGGTGGTGTCGGTCATTGGTCTGTATCTCCGTGTGTGTGTGTCAAGCCGCGAAAACGACGAGCGCCTTCTGCACGAGCGTGATGTACGTGCCGACATCAGTGACAAGGTCGAACGTCAACGGATACTGCAGTGTGCCAAACGCTTGCAGCGTGCCATCTTCAGCGCTCGCCGCGATGTCGATGCCGCATCTCCCCTCGAAGTACGGCGACACGAACAGCCACCGCGTGCCGTTGTCGATGCGCACGTACAGCGTGCCGATCATATCCTCGCTACAGATGCGCTTCGTTTTGCCGTGATGCTGCACGGTCTGCAGGCAGAGCGCCGTGCTGAGTGTGTCGATGTACGCGGCAAGCGTCGTGAACTTCGCGGTGGTCCTCGTCAGCGTGGGGTCAAGCTCCCGCGCGTCGCGGCGGGCGTTGGCGATCGCGTCGTCCGGCGACGTGCCGAGCGCGTAGGAATCGTAGGCTGCGGAAAAGGTGGTCATGGTCAATCTCCGTGGCGGTGGTCGGGCGTGTGGCGTCGTTCGCCTCACACCAGAAACGTAGCCACACGGTGCTACGTTGTCAACCCCTCACGATCAGTCGCTGCGGGCAGACTGGCGACACGGAGCCTCAGCGCGGCCATATTGTACCAGCGCCCGCCGCGCGTAGCCTGCGCGTCGCGACGGGGTCCCCCGGTTCCCAGTGTACGAAAAGCGATCCCTCGCGTCCCCTGCGCGCGACGCGGCAGTTCCCCCAGACACCTGCCCCCACGTGACAGCACGCAAACGACCGGCCAAACGACCGGCCACACAACCGGCCACGACGCCACGCGCCACCGACGCGCCGAAAATCGGCCGGCACCCACGCGCGGCAATGCGCGCATGACGGACCTTGAAACCCGCGCCCTCCGGGACCCTCGGCTCCGTCGACATCACGCCATCGTCGTGCTGCTCTGTATCGCCCCAAGCCTGCACGAGCACACCACGCAGTCGGTCAAAGTGCGCCGGACCGCCGGATACCTCCAGCTGTCGCCTATCACCGTCCGGCTCGCGCTCAGACTCCTCGTCCGGCTCCGGTACCTCGTGCGCGTCCCGCGACTCAACACAGGGCGACAGGAGGGCGTTGCTGGCGAGTATCGTCTGCCAACGGGGTCGCATGGTGACCCCGTTGCTCGGGCGAACCCCTAGATATCCCCCCGCGTGATCGGGTAAGGTCGACCATGCCCCGTGCCACGCTCACGCCAAATCCGATGCGCAAAGGCGCGTCAGGCGAAACCGCTACCAAAACCGCTACACCGTCACCGCGCAGCGGGACGGCGCTCCCGGTCGGCGCGCACCCAGGCAACACGGGGGGGAAGAAGGGCCGGAGCGGGCGCAAACCCGACGAGTTCAAGCACTTCATGCAGCGCCTGGTCGGGCGCAAGGACGTCTGCGCCGCGCTCGCGAAGGTGCTGCGCAATCCGGCGCACCCGCACTTCGTGCCTGCGTACAAGATGGCGTGCGAGTTCGGGTACGGCCGCGCGACGCAGGCCCTCGAACACAGCGGCGCGGGCGGCGGCCCGGTTCGCGTGCACGTGCGCCACACGGTCGTCGATCCGAGCGCGACGCGTGGGTAGCGCGGTCGCGGCGCAGATCGAGATTGACCGGGCCGTGCCGCGGTGGGCGCGTCCGCTGCAGCGGACGGTGAGATACAAAGGCGCCTCGGGCGGCCGCGGCAGTGGGAAAAGTCACTTCTTTGCGGAGGAAGCGGTCGAGCGCATGGTGTGCGATCCCTCGGTGCGTGGCGTCTGCATTCGCGAAGTGCAACGCTCGCTCAAGTTCTCCGTCAAGGCCCTGGTCGAATCCAAAATTGCGGCGATGGGCGTTGGCGAGCATTTCGAGGTGCTCACGACGGAGATTCGGCGACGCGGCGGGACGGGCCTGCTGATTTTTGAAGGGATGCAAGACCACACCGCCGACTCGATTAAGTCCTTGGAGGGGTTCGCGTTCGCGTGGGTCGAGGAAGCGCAGTCGCTCAGTCAGCGGTCGCTCGACTTGCTGCTCCCGACGATCCGCGCCGAGGGGTCGGAGATTTGGTTTTCGTGGAATCCGGAGAGCAAAGCGGACCCGGTCGACGCCTTCTTCGCGTCGCAGCCGACGGGCGCGGTCCGCGTCCACACGACCTACCGTGAGAACCCGTTTCTGCCGTCGGTGCTGCGCGACGAGGCCGCGCGCTTGAAGGCGGAAGACGAGGACAAGTACGCCCACGTCTGGGGCGGCGGCTATTTTCTGGGAGGCAAGGGGCGCGTGTACGCCACCTTTGTGAACAAGCCGTTCCCAGAGGGCAACGTCGACGCGTCGGTCGAGGACTACGGCGGGACGATCTACATCGGCCAGGATTTTAATGTCAACCCCATGGCGAGCGTGATCGCCCAGCGCGTCGGCGACGAGTGCCATGTGCTGGACGCGCTCAAGATCGAGACGTCGAACACGACGCAGGTCTGTGAAGAGATCAAGGCCCGGTTCCCAAACCGCCACGTCGTGTTCTGCCCGGATCCTGCGGGCAATCAGCGCCGATCGTCGACCACCGTCGTCGGACAAACGGACTTTACCATTCTTCGCAGCTTCGGGTTCGAGGTCCGCGCGCCGTCCGCGCACCCGGCGGTCGTGGATCGCGTCAACAACGTGAACCTGATGCTCCTCGACAAGGGGCGCCGGCGCACGCGCATCAGTCCGCGTGCCGCGCATCTCATCGAGTCGTTGGCGTCACAGGTGTACAAAAAGGACACCAGCATTCCGGACAAGAAGGGCGGCTTCGACCATGTAAACGACGCCCTCGGGTATCTGTTCTGGCAGGAGTTCAACGTCGCGACCGACCACGCTTCTGTTTCCTCGTTCGACATCGGGTAGCGCGCAATGCTCATCACACCGTCCCGCGTTATCCCGGGTGACGCACCCGCGCACTCGCGCCCCAATTTCGAGCGCCCAGAGTTCAAGGCGGGCAAGCCCGCGCGATGGCTGACCCGCGCGATGAAGGCGGGCACCAGCGCCGTGAGGGCGATGGGTGAAGAGGCGTTGCCCAAGTGGCCCGCCGAGGCGCCCCGGCACTACGCCATCCGCGCTAAGATCGTGCGCGTGACCCGCTACTACGCGCGCACGGTCGAGGCGATGATTGGCATGATCGTCGCGACGCCGCCCGCGTTGGCCGAGGACACGGCGCCGGTGCTGACGCAGGACGCCGAGGACATCGACGGCCAGGGCACGCATTTCGAGGTCTTCGCGCGCCGGATTGCCGAGGAGGCCGCACACGGCGGGTTTGCGGCGATCTTGGTCGACGCGCCGCCCGTGCCCGAGGGGCTGCAGCTCTCGTTGCAAGCCGAGCAGGCGCTCGGGCTCCGGCCGTTCTGGGTCGCGATTCCGGCGGAACGCATCGTGAACTGGTCCGTCTCCACTCCGGACTGGCGCGGGCTGCTCGACGCGTACGCCACGGGGCTGGTCACCGCCGACCAGGTGCGACGACTGGCGCGGCAGGTGGTGGTGCGCATGGTCGTCCTTCACGAACCGACCGACGTGCCCGATGGCGAGTTCGGCGTAGCGGTACGCGAGCGGTATCGGGTGTTGACCCTGACCGAAAGTGGCGTGTGGTATCGTGTGTGGGAGGAACAGGCGGGGACGGGGACGGGCACACACTTCGCGATCTTGCATGAGGGCCCGATGCTCGGGCATCACCGGACCCCGTTGCCCGCGATTCCGCTGGCGCTTGTGTACGCGACCACGCCACAGGCCCCCTTTGTCGCTGAGCCCGTCGCGCTGGCGCTGGCGGAAGCGAACCTGGATCATTACCAAGTCAGCGCGGATCGGCGCTACATGATGCGCATGTGTCACTCGCCGACGCTGTTTTTGGCCGGGTTTCCCTCGCCGAAACAGGGCGAGGAGGAGACCACGAAGGTGGGCCCGAACAGCGTGCTGAGCAGCCCCGATTCCAACGCGAAGGCGTCCTATGTGGCCGCCGATCCGGCGGCGCTCGACTCCAGTCAAGTCGAGCGCGAGGAGATCGTGCGCCAGATGGCGGCGATGGGCATGTCGTTCATCGCGAAGGACCGGCGCAGCGGCACCGAAACGGCGCGCGGGCGCGACTTGGACAGCGCGTCCGAGCACGCGACGCATGCCGTCGTCGGCCGCGGACTGCAGGACGGGTTAGAGCAGGCGTGGATGTTCCACGCCCTCCATCGCGACGTCCCGGCCCCGAGCGTGCAGGTTAACGTGCAGTATGCCACGCCCACCGTCGATCCGCAGATTGCGGCGTTGCTGTGGCAGGCCGTCGTCGCCGATCGTATCGACATGGGCACGTGGCTGGCGTTCCTGCGCACCGGTCTCGTCCCGGACGGGTTCGACGCGGCGGCGTTTGCGTTGGACTTGGCGGCCGTGACCGAGGCGGAGGAACGCGGCGACGAGGAGCGCCAGCGGGCGATGACCGGCGCGCACGAGGAGGGCGGCGCGCTGCCCGGTGACGACACGCAGCAGGCGGCCTAACCGCATGGGATGCCCCTCGTGACCGCCCGCGAGCGTGCCGCGGCGCGTCTGCTGCGGTGGGCCGACCACCAAGAGCCCGCCATCAAACGCGCCATCCTCGACGCATGGCGCGACGTGCAGCAGTTCGTCGACGTGCGCGAGCTCACGCGTCGCCTTGTGGCCAACGACCTGGACGGCGTCGTCGATCTGCTGTTCTCGCGCAGCGATACGCAGCAGGCCGAAGCGCGCGTGCGCGCGACGTTCGCCCGGGCGCTGCAGACCACCCGGGAGCAGACCATTCGGACGTTCCTCGTGCGGGTCGCCGCACCGATCGCCGACCCGATACTGCTGCGGCTCGTCCGCGAGTGGGAGAACGGCGCGTTCCGGCGCATCCGCGAGGATGTGCGGCTCGGGATCCGCGAACAGGTGGCGAGTGAGCTGGCGCGCGGCGTTGGCCCGCGACAAGTGGCCGTGGCGCTGAAAGCGGAGATCGGGCGCGTCGGCCTGACCGCCTACGATGAGCGCCTTATCAACACCTTCCGCCGCGCGCTCGAAGAGGGCCGCACCCGCGAGGCGCTGGGCCGCGCGTTGCGGGACCGGCGCTACGATCCCTCGCTCTCGGGCAAGGCGCTGACGCCCGCGCAGATCGAACGCATGGTGGCCGCGTATCGCCGGAAGCTGGTCGCGTTTCGCGCCGAGACGCACGCGCGCACGGCGGCGCTGCAGGCCGCGAACGACGGGCAGACGGCGGCATGGGAAGACGCGGTCGCGCAAGGTCGCGTGCCGCTGGAGCAGGTGCGGCGCTACTGGGTCGTGGCGGAGGACGAACGCCTCTGTACGCGCTGTGCCCCGATCCCCGGCATGAACCGCCAAGGGGTCGGGCTGCGCGAGTCGTTCACGACGCCGGAAGGGGTGCGGCGCTCGCCGGTGGTCCACCCGAATTGTCGGTGCACACTTTTCACGAGAGTGGTGCGCCCGAACGTCGTCCCGCGTCCGGCGCCCGGCCGTGACGTGCTGATTCTTCCGCAAATCACGGAGCGTACCCGATGGATTCCGCAACCGGCATGACCGTCTCCTATCGTCGCCACGACGGGGGGCTCAGCGAGGCCACCTTTGATGGCACGGCGTGGCAGTCTGAGGACCGTTCGCTCACGCTCTGGCTCAACCAGAGCGCACCCACCGGCGTCGCCGAGGCGCTGGCGCTCGGGTGCGCGGCGACGGGCCCGGCCGCGGTGGCCACCGCGCGGACGGACGTCGACGCGGAATGGTAATGTACCCCACGGCTGAAGCCGGGGGCTTTGTGCCTGCACCTACGCCGCGATCTGCTGCAACGGAAGCACGACACCTGTGGGCGCATTACAGACGCCCCGAGCCGCGATGTTCTGCGCCGCGTTCACATCGGCATGCGCCGTATGTTCACACGCGGTACAGGCAAAGCGAGCTTGGTCCGGGCGGTTCGCTCGATCACAATGTCCGCACGCATGGCACGTCTGCGACGTGTAGCGGGCATTCACCTTCTCAAACGGCACTCCGGCCTGTTGAGCCTTATAGCTCAAAAACAGTTGCAACTGAGCGAACGCCCACCCGCCCATACGGGCACGTTGGGCTTTCGCGAACCGTATCCGCGCACGGATATGCGTCAAGTCTTCGACCGCAATCCCGCGCTTCGTGTCTTTGGCAACCTGAACAATCTTCTTCGAGATGCAGTGATTCGCATGCTGACGAAACCGTCCCTCCTTTCGCCCCAACCGCTGCAACGCACGGAGCACGCGGCGCGGACGTTGGTCCTGCTTCCGTTGACGGGTGGCTTCACGCTGCAACCGCTTCCGGCGTTCTGCCGCACGGACCCTCACCGTCTCGACCAGCACGCCAGTGAAGATCTCACCGTCACTGGTC